TTGCTTGCGCGGTTGTTCACCGCGTTTTCGTCGAGATGCATCACGACGGCGCCGTCGAATGGCGGCGGTCCGTGGAATGCTTCGGCGATAAGCGTGCCACCTTCCATGTGCGTTCACCGACGGTGGTTACGAAGCGCGCGTCGAGCTTGTTCCACACGCCAAAGGTCGGGGTGCCGCCATAGGGGCGCTCACCGCCGTTCGGCATAGGCCCGCGATAGGGCGTGATCATCACGCGCCCCTCGCTACTGGCCAGCACGCCAGGCAGGCTGGGAACATCGCGCCAGATTTCACCGGTGCTCATGGTAATGCTCCCTCAGCTAAAAGGAATCGGGTCGTCGAGCGGATCCCGCTCGGCGGCTTGGCGCTGCATGGATGCCTGGAAGCCGTCGACGCAGGCCTCGATGATTCGGTCGATCTCCACCGCGCTGCGGTCGTGGAACGGCGCCATGAGGTTCAGCTCCACCAGCACTTCGGCGAGCAGCCGGCGCGCGTCCTTCACCGCGCGCTCCTCCATCTGCGTTTTGTCGATCACGCCGTTTGACCTCCGGCCCAGCGCGCCACCGGCCTCGCAGCACCGCATCGAGCAGAAGCGGTGATGCGGGAATTCGCCCCAGCGAAGCTCATGGACGTAGCCAAAGCCCTTCGCCTCCCGCCCACAGAGCGCGCAGGTGAGGCGACGAACCTGATCCTCGGGCGAGCAGCCGCGCGGCGGTGGCAGGGACTTGGCCGCAGCACGCGGCTGCGCCGGCCGCGTCCAGCGGCGACGAACCATCGGCGCATCACCCGTTCAACCAGGACGGGCCGCCGGCGCCGGGTGCAGACGGTGCCGCGGGCGTCGGCGCGGCAGGGCTGGCGGCGGCCGGGCGCTCCCACATGCGGGGCGCCGGTGCTGCCGGCGTGGCAGCGGCCTGACCCGACCAGGCGGGCGGCGTGGCGGCAGCGGCAGCGGGGGGACGCGCCAGCCTGTTGCTGGGGGCAGCCGCGACCCCTTCGCCAGCCATGACCTTGGCGTATTCCGGCTCACCCGGCAGGACGACACGGTCCAGCCTATTGCTGTCGGAGTAGCGTGGGTCATTGGCGGGCTCGACGCGCACCTTGGCGGCGAAGGTGATGCCGTGGAGATCGGCGAGCCCGCGCAGCATGCGCTTGGCCTTCGCCGCCTCGCTCATATCCTGTGAGTCCAGGCCGAGTGCGCTGTCGATCATCGCCCGGAAGACCCCCTTGGAGATCTTCCAGCCGATCGACACACCCTGCTCGTCCACCTTCCCGCCGACGACGGTGAAGGTCTGCCAGAACTTGCGACGGATGTGCGGCCCCGCCGTGACGGTGAACTCGCAGTCAAGCATCTTCACGTCGCTGCCCTGCGTCTTCGTCGCCTTGAGCAGGCCGCGATCGGCCTCGCCCTGGCCATCCAGCCCACCCTTGCGCAGGTGCATGATGACCTTCACGAAGCTGCCGTCCGGGATGAGGTCGGAGCCGCGCGGCAGTTCGGCATCGTTCATGTCGTAGGTCATGGCATCACCCCCTTGGTGGCGTTGGTGCTGGTTGCGTTGATCTTGCGGAGCAGGGCGGCGAGGTCCGCGGGCTCGGTCTCATCGAGACGGCCGGAGCGATCCTTCGCGGGCAGGGCAAAGCTGTTGCCGGCACGGCAGACGAGGCGGCGCTCGGTCCCGCGCTCTGGGTCGTGGCGCCAGGTCTGACCCTCGCGGCTGAACAACCCCATGGTGACGACCTGATCGACGATGCCGGGCAGTTCCCGCGCCGCCTTGCTGCCTTCCATCTGCGGCTGCCAGGTGACCTTGCCGAACTCGTCGGTGACCTTCTCCAGGATGCCGACCATGATCGTGGTCTTGCCTGGCGCGTGCTGCAGGTGCTTCAGTAGGCCGATGACCTCGCGGGCGAGCAGGCCATAGGCGCCGCGCGTGTCCGGCTTGCCGGTCTTTTCGGAGAAGGCGTCCGGCTGGGTCTTGGCCCAGGCCATGGCCTGGCGCGTAAGGTCGGTGATGCTGTCCAGGAACACGATCGACTTGCTGGCGATCAGCTGCACCAGATCGGGATGCGCGGTCGCCAGGTGCTGGTAGTGCGCGGCGGAGAACACGCCGTGCTCGCCGGCGGCAGGATTCACGCCGCCGATCAGGCAGGCAATGTCGATCGCGTCCTCAAAGCAACGGACGGGAATGCTGTCGCCACGCCAGTCCTGCACCGACTTCAGGCCGGCCTCGAGGTCGATGCAGATGGTCTCGGCCGCGGGAAGCGTCTTGAGCTGCGTGGTCTTGCCCACGCCGCTGGGACCGAACAGCGCCATGGTGGTTTTGTTGGCCGCGCGCGACAGGCGCTCATCGGCCGTGACGATGCGCAGCGCCATCAGTGGCCTCCCCGCAGCGGGATGACGGCGGCGCCATGCGGGCTGTCGCGCAGCGCCGTCTCGGACATGATGGCGAGGCGATAGGTGGCGCGGCCGGTGCGAACCGTGCGGGCCGGCTCGAAGGCTTGGCGGATGCGCTCCGGCCAAGCGGTGTAGGCCCGCTCCGAGACCTTGAAGGTGACCTCGACATACTGGCCGGGATCCTCGCCGCCAGCGCGGATCTGCTCGGACAGCGCGGCGAGACGCGTCTGGTCCCATTCCACCTTCTTCGGCAGATCGACTGCGATCTCCACGGTGCGGTCCTGGAAGCGGACCGTGCCCGTGTCCTTGCCGGCCGCGGCACGGGCGCCGACGGCGCGCTCCTCGTAGCGGAGCGCGATCGCGGCCTCGATCCAGTCCTGCATGCGCTTGGCGGCATCCAGCGCCTCGCGCGCATCGGTCTGCAGCAGCGCCAGATGCTCGGCGGGGAGCGCGATGACGTCGCTCACCGGCATGTGGCGCAGCGCGTCGAGGGTGGGGCGATTGGTGCGGAGCGCGTCCATCACGCGGCCTCCGCGAGCAGCATCGGCAGGATGGCGGAGGCAGCGCGGCGCGGGCGGCGGCGGGCGACGAGGATGTAGGCGTAGTCCTCGTAGCCGTGGCGGCGCTGCACGATGTCGGCCAGGCCGAGCTCAGCCAGTTTCCAGGCGCGGGCCGCCAGGCGCTGCAGCGCCGTGCGCTCGTCTTCGGGCAGGCACTGCAACTGCGGGCAGACCTGCCGGGCGAGTGCGCCGCGGTGGTAGGTGATGCTGTCGCCAGCTGCCGCGGCGCCCAGCCAGGTGCATAGCGACGCCTCGGTGAGAGGCTTCGCCACTGCGCGGATGTCGGGGATGGGTTTGTCCATGACCACTATTACTCAGCCACCTCGAAATCCGTATCAGGCGGCAGAGGGGATGCCGGCGGCGAGCAGCCGCAGGCGCATTTCCCGGATGCGGCGATAGATGCGCATGCGCGGCATCGTCTTCTGCTCGCCGAATTCGTGCGGCGTGTGCTCGCTGAGGGCGGCACAGAGGGGATAGTCCTCGGGGGCAATCGCGCTGGCCGCGCGCTCCAAGTCGAGGCGGCGCTCCAGCGCGGCGATGGCATTCGTGGATTGACCGCACCACGCGGCGTAGCCATCGGCCTCGCCGATGGTGTCGCCGAGCGTCAGCCCCTCGGTGTTCGGCAGCGCATCGTCGAGGGAGCGGGGATGGCGGGCGGCGCGCTCAGCCGTGACGCGGCGAGCGATGCGGGTCCCGGCATGGCGAAAGCACACCATGGCGAAGGCCGGGAGGTCAGCTTTGCTCGGATCGAACGCTGGCAGCCGCGCCAGAAAATCCAGCAGGAGGTCCTGGCGCAGATCCCCCCGCTCGTGGTCGGGCAGATGCAGGGTGCGGCAGAGGCGCTCCGCCTCCTTCGCGGCCAGGCAATGAATCGGGGTGAGATCGGGAAGGCGAGGCGATTGGGCCATGGGCGGGTCCATCCATCGTGTTGCGATGACGGAACCTCGCGCCGATGGCCGGGGCGGGCCTCTCGGCTTCCTCTCGAAACCTCTCGGCTTCCTCCCGGTGCTTGTCGCCTACCTGATCAGGACCCGGATGGGCGGCGCCATAAGGCGATACCCATGGCCTCGGACCGCGGCGATCAGCTTCGTGCCAGCGCTGCGCGGCAGATCGCGCGCTTCGCAGAGTGCGCCGCGGATGCTGCTGACGGCCTTATCTACCTGCTCGTCGCCCACAGGGGCATCGGCATCGTCCCTGCCCACGAGCGCGCGGTACAAATCGTCGCGGGTCGCCGCAGCGCCGCCGTCATCGGCTTCACGCGCCAGGACGTTCAGCACCCGCGCATGACGTGGCTCCAGATGCAACGCCCGCCCGCCGAACGCGGCAGTGAGTGCCATCGGATTCACCTCGAGCACGTCGGGGTCGGACGTGACTGTAACCACCAGCAGCCGGTTCAGATCCACCCGGACCGGCCTGGTCGGCTCGCTCGCCACGAAGGCTTCGTCGAGGGGCACGACATCGATGCCTCGCTCTTCGAGCGCGGCAATGTCGACGGCCGATTTCATGTTGGCAATCAGCGTGAAACGCGCCGATCTGTCCAAGACCTTCAGCCGATCGAAAACGCCAGCGCCCCGCACAGCCGAGGATGACGTGGCCAGCAGCAGCACCCGGCCGCCCGCCAGGCGCCCCAGACGCCAGAGACGCGGCGCGATTTGTTCGGGCCGGTCGTCCAGCCCCGCGGCACGACCCACCAACTCGGCCAGGCGGCTCAACGAGATCTGGAAAAGCTGCAGGTCACCTGGGTCGAGGGTCTCGTCGTCCTCGCTGGAGAGCGGGCAAATGGCGACCGGTATGCCGTCGATCAATCTGACGTGGCGCTCCTCTGCGCCGCAACTGCAGTTGGCGCAGGGATCCCATGTGTCGAGCACCCGTGGATGCAGGACCACGCCGAGCGTCAGCAGCTGCTGGAAAGCGCTGGCAGCAGCAGGCGAGAGGTGGGGGACGCCCAGCAGATAGGCCGGGTCGCCGCCTTCACTCCGCCGCAAGAGCAGTGCGGGCAGGCTCTCGTTCACACAGCATCTCGTTCATGGAGAGCAGCGTCATGACGCGCCGCTGGTGGCGTTCTCTCGGAAAGCTCAGCATATCACTGGGCTTGATCTTGACGGTGATGACGGGCGGCCGCGGGCCTTCCACCTTCAGCGTGATCTTGAAGATCAGGTGGGCGAGCCGCCAGGTGCCGGACTGAAAGCTAATTTCCGGGCGGGTTTCGTGCAGCACCTGCAACGCGTTGCCATCGGCCTCACGCGCGATCAGCGATCGGATGACCTTCTCGCGGCCACCCTTGCCGACCGCCACCTTGTTGGCCTGCGCCTCATAGATCTGGATCCCGGCGATACCGGCGTCGTGGCCGTGCCGGAACTGGAATGCAGCCCCAGCCCGCTCGACGGCCTGCAACGTGTAGAGACGCCGCGACGCTGCCGCGCTGAACAGACCCGGGCTATCGAGGATGACTTCCGCGAAGGCCTTGGCCAGGGCGGTCCGGCTGGCCTTGCTGCAGCCCCAAATCCGCAGGCGACCGTCCATGGCAGAATAGGCCAGGACGGCGTTGTCAATCTCCCGGAAGCTGCGTATCCGCTTGAGCCGGCCTTCCAGAACCTCGGTGATCGTCAGTACAGCGCCATGGCGGATGGAGACCTTCACGTCATCTCCATCGTGATACGCGAGCGCTTCGCAGAACTCATCGCGAAGCTCGGCCTGGAAGATCGCGCGGGCATGCGCCTCGAGCGTGTGCAGACGACCATCGCTGAGATCGGCCGGAATGCCCTCCTCCGGCGCCACAAATTCCATGACCGCCTGCGGCTGGAGAAAGGCGAGGCCGTTCTCGGCGTCCTCAAAGACCTCTGGTTGGTGGATGAAGGCGCGGAGGGCGAGGCTGCGCGTGCCAGTCTTCGCCAGGAGGGCGGGCGGCACCAGTTCGACGCCGCGGCGCCGGGCCTCCTGCAGGAGGGCTTCCTGGCCGACCGGCTTCCCGAGGCGCTCGATTCGATGCAGGTCCGCCGTCAGGCTTTCCGGGATTTCCTCCTTGGGCGTCTGGAGGAGATAGGCGTTCACCGCCGTCCGTCCCTGATCGGGTGACGTTTCCAGCAGCGATAAGTCGAGCCGTTCCGGCGTAATGCCATATCGATCAAAGAAGGCGCGCAGGAGACCAGGCTCAACGGTTCGAAGGAACCGCAGGCTGGCGAAGCGCTGGAAATCGTCCCTGCTCATTACGTAACGGCCTGGCTGCAGTTCACTCTCCGTTCTATCAACCAGAGCGGGTGAAAGTCGAATCCAATCTGCGTCTCCAGCGTGATACGGATTGCCGGTTCAGTGAGTAATGGGAGAGGGTGACACGCTCCGCGCTCAACCCCACCAACATCCACCTCCCGCCGCACCTGCGTGAGGTCTGCTCCGTCCTGGCCGCGGGCCTGGTGCGGCTGCGCAGCCGCGCTGCCGAGGATCATGCGCGGGATGCCGAGATAGCTCGGGGGGCGGGAGACAGTCGCCTACACTCGACCGCCAGGCAGCGCCTGCATGCGAACCCCAACAGGAAGGGACTCGCATGACCAGACGATCCACCACCGCAGCCGCGGCGGCGCCCACCATCCCCAAGATTCCGCCGACGCAGGTGCTGAGCCGGCTCGCCGCGCTGGAGACGGCGCCCACCGCCACGCTGAAGGACCAGTGGCGCGAGTTGTTCGGCAAGGAGCCGCCGCCCTGGAACCGCGCGTATATCCAGAGCCGGCTGGCCTATCGGATCCAGGAGCTCGCGTATGGCGGCCTGAAGCCCGAGACGGTCGATCGGCTCGTGGCGCTTGGCGAGCAACTCGATGGCGGCAACGTAGTGCTGCGCCGAATCCGCGCCGACAGCCGCCCGCTGGCTGGCACGCGCCTGATCCGGGAATGGCAGGGCGTGCAGCACGTGGTCACGGTGCGCGTCAACGACTTCGAGTTCGAGGGGCGGCCCTACCAGTCGCTCTCGGCCATCGCCCGGCACATCACCGGCACGCGCTGGAACGGCTGGACGTTCTTCGGGCTGCGCGCGCGGAGTGATGCATGACCCGCCGCGCCCGCATCGAGCCGGCCATGCCGGCCACCACGAAGAAGCTGCGCTGCGCCGTCTACACGCGCAAATCCACCGACGAAGGGCTGGAGAAGGAGTTTAACACCCTCGACGCGCAGCGCGATGCCTGCGAGGCGTACATCACCAGCCAGCGCGCCGAGGGGTGGGTGCTGGTCCGCGACCGCTACGACGATGGCGGCTTCTCGGGCGGCACGCTGGAGCGGCCAGCTTTGCAGCGCCTGCTGAGGGATATCCAGGCCGACCTGGTGGACGTCATTGTTGTCTACAAAATTGATCGCCTCAGCCGCTCGCTGATGGATTTCGCCAAGCTGGTGGAGGTGATGGACGCGCACGGCGTGACCTTCGTGTCCGTCACGCAGTCGTTCAACACGACCACAAGCATGGGGCGGCTGACGCTAAACATCCTGCTCAGCTTCGCGCAGTTCGAGCGCGAGGTCATTGGCGAGCGAATCCGCGACAAATTCGCTGCCTCCCGCGCCCGTGGCATGTGGATGGGCGGCAAGGTGCCGCTCGGCTACGACGTGGTGGCCAGGAAGCTGGTGGTGAATGAGGAGGAGGCGCCGCGGGTGCGCCGCGTGTTCGAGATTTTCGCGGAGACGGGATCGGGCTTAGAGACGGTGGCCCGCCTCCGAGCGGAGGGCGCCACCAGCAAGGCCGGGCGCCCGCTGGATAAGGGCGACGTCTACAAGCTGCTGAACAACCGCACCTATGTCGGCGAGGCCGCGCACAAGGGGCAGATCTATCCCGGCGAGCACCAGGGGATCGTCCCGCGGGAGCTATGGGACCGCGCACACGCCGTGCTGCAGGTCAGCCCGCGGGTCAGGGCCAACCAGAACCGGGCACAGACGCCGGCGCTGCTAAAGGGACTGATCTTTGGGGTGGATGGCCGGGCGCTGTCGCCGACGCACGCCAGGAAGAATGGCCGCCTCTACCGCTACTACGTGGCGCAGCGGGTGCTGAAGGGGGATGCCGCCGGCGACGACAGCATCGTGCGCCGCGTGTCGGCGGCGGCGATCGAGACAGCAGTGGTGGATCAGGTCCGGGCGCTGCTGCGCCAGCCGGAGATCGTGGTTGGCACCTGGCGTGCGGTGCGCAAGGAGGCGCCGGACCTGACTGAGGGCGAGACCCAGGACGCGCTGCACCGACTCGACCCGCTCTGGGAGCATCTGTTCCCCGCGGAGCAGGCGCGGATTGTGCGGTCGCTGGTGGAGCGGGTGGTGGTCGGCCCGGCCGGCGCGGACATTCGGCTGCGGCTGGATGGTCTCGGCGGCCTGGTCCGCGACCTCGGCGCCATCGCTCCCGATGCGCTGAGGTCGGCAGCATGACCACGGCGACCAGCATCACGGTCCGGGTGCCGCTGGCGATCCGCCACCGGCCAGGGCGGAAGACCGTCGTGACGCCGATGACGGATACCGTAGCGCGGGTCCCCACGCGCGCCGACCCGGCGCTGGTGAAGGCCCTGGCGCGGGCGTTTCGGTACCAGCGGATGCTCGATCAGGGGCGCTACGCATCGGTGACGGAGATGGCTGCGGCGGAGAAGATCGATCGCGGGTACCTTGGCCGCCTGCTTCAACTCACGCTACTGGCGCCCAGTGTCGTTGAGATGATTATCAGTGGACGGCAGCGAGATAACATAACGCTGCCGCGGCTGGCGGAGCCGCTTCCGACACTGTGGGCAGAGCAGCTTGATGTGCTCGCCGCTTCACCATCGGGCGACAGAGGACCGCCTTGAACCCCGCCTCTAACTCGTCCGCAGCCCAACCGCCACAGGCGTGCTGCTCTTAGGAGAGAGCCGCAGAATCTTGGCATGGTAGCGGACGGTGGGCTATTGATTTACTCACCTACGTGCCACGTCAAGTGCTAACAGATTCTCGGGCTGAATCCCGGGCATGCGAAGGAGGGAGGCGCGAATGTCGACGAAGCATCTGCTTGCTCTCCTCAATTCCCATATCGAGGGAGATGACGAGCAATTCCTTTCGATCGCGCTACAGGTCGCCGCGCAAGAGGCTCGGCAGGGGCGGCCGGAGGAGGCGGATAGGCTGAAGCGCCTGGTCCAGAAGGCTCGTGATCAGCAGCGCAGTGGTCGGCCGGCCAGCGGTCAGACGCCAATCCCCCTCGCTCGCCCACGCGGTGAACTCCAAGGCTTGGTCGAGACCGGCTACCCAAAGGTCTCTCTTGCCAGCATGGTCTTGTCAGACGGCGTCCGCGAGCGCCTGACCCGCGTGGTACGGCAGCAGCATGAGCGCGCGACCCTTCGGAACCACGGGCAGGTTCCGACCACGCATATCCTGCTTGTTGGTCCGCCTGGGACTGGCAAGACGATGACCGCGTCGGCGTTGGCCGGCGAGCTGCACCTGCCACTATTCACCGTCCGGCTCGAGGCGTTGTTTAGCCGTTTCTTTGGTGAGACGGCGGGGAAGCTGCGCCTGCTATTCGATCAGATCGCGCAAACGCGGGGCGTTTACCTTCTCGATGAGTTCGATGCGATCGGTGCGCGCCGTGGGGATTCGAACGACGTAGGCGAAATCCGCCGTGTCCTCAATTCTGTGCTTGCTTTCATGGAAGAGTCCAACAGCACGGACAGCCTTGTGCTCGCGGCGACCAATCACGTCGAGATACTAGACGAGGCTCTCGCTCGGCGTTTCGACGAAGTCATCGAATATGGGCTGCCGGACCAGTCGGCCGCACGCGCCATCCTGGAACGGCGCCTAGGTAGTTTTAGGCTGAGTACCCGCTCCTGGCCGACGATACAGCCCGCCCTCGATGGCTTAAGCCAGGCTGAACTCGTGCGTGCCGCCGATGCAGTCGTCAAAGATGCCATCCTCGAAGGCGCGACCAAAGCGTCGTCGGATGCGCTTGGGCGAGCGCTTCAGGACCGGCAATCCCTGAAGAGCAAGTTCCGCCGCCAAGCTGGCCATTAGGTAGGGCGCTGGCCGGACGGATGGGACACAGAAGCTCGAGGTTAGGGTTGCATGGCGGAGCCTGAAGATTACGGCGCGAGAGATCGGCCGCACGTTTCAATCGACACGTTCCGCGAAGTAACGCAGTACAGTTTTCCTAAGCGTTCGCAGGAGCGCAAGCCCTTGCGCTCGGACTACGCAATGCATTCCAGGGCGCTTCTCGACCAGTTGTCTCGGGCGCTTGGGAGTCTGCCTGCACCAGCGGACGACCTACGACTGCAGGTCGCCGGGCTGAAGCCGGGCACCGTGGTCGAGTTGTCGACGCTCCCCCCTGCCGAGGCCTCGCGCTCGAAGGCGGCAAAGGTTCCGGCAACCCTGGAATTCCCTGCGCAAGACATCGTGGTGCTACGGACCGATCGGAAGGACGACAGGACAGAGAGCGCGCTGCTGTTCGTGCCCGACGAAGCCAGAGGCTACTTGCGGGACCGCATCGCCGAGTATGGGCGCGATCCTGGCAATGCTCCTCGGCCGGATGTCGACCGATTCGAGGTCGTCGAAACGATCACAGCCGCTCCAACCCGATCGCTCTTTGTTGGTGCGGTCGATTTCGGTGCGCAAGAGTTGGTCTGGTGGGAGATCTGGATCCTCGGCGGGCCGGGGCGGGCTGAGCGGGTGGCCGTTGTGGCGCGCGGGGCAAACCTCGACGTCCACGCCGACCGCCTACTATTTCCAGACATGACGGTCCTGTTCGTTCATGCTGCTGCGGGCGCGCTTGGGGCATTTGCCGAGCGCGTACCGGGTGCGATCAGCGAGGTCCGCCGGGCGACCGGCACCATCGAAGCTTTCCTCGATCGGGGCGGGAGCGGGCTCGGGCAACACGACTGGGTCGCCGAGCTTGCAGAGCGTGTCGTAGCAGCCCCAGACGCCGCGCCTGTGGTCTGCACACTTGATACCGGCGTCGCGGCCGATCACCCGCTTATCGTACCCGGCCTCAAGGGTGCTTGGGCCTATGACGCGGCCTGGGGAACGGATGACCACGCCCCGGATGGCGGGCACGGCACTGCCCTCGCAGGCATCGTTCTCTATGGCGATCTCGATCCGCACATGAATGGGACGACTACCGTGCCGCTTACCCACGGCGTCGAGTCGATGAAGCTGCTGCCGCCGCGAGGTTTCCCGGCTACAAAGCCGCCGAGCTACGGGGTGGTGACTCAGGGCGCGGTGGCCCAGGTTGAAATCGAGCGACCTGGTGTAAAGCGGGCGTTCTGTCTTGCGACATCAACGACCGATTTTCCGCCGAGCCGGCCCTCCAGTTGGAGCGGGGCGCTCGACCAAGTCGCGGCCGGCTCAATGCCGGGCGACGCGGCAGATGGGGTGCCCGCATCCGACGCGCCCAAGCGCCTTGTTCTGGTCGCCACCGGCAATGTGTCCGGCGGCCTGAAGGTCGATGTCGTTCAGTCGCAGCCGCTCGAAGACCCGTCGCAGAGTTGGAATGCGCTGACGATTGGCGGCTTCACGCGCAAGGAGCCTGCGCCGACGCCACCACCAGCGTTGGAGCCCGTCGTACCAGCGAACCACCGCAGTCCCTTCAGCCGAGGCTCGCAATCACTCCCCGACGACCTGACGCCGATCAAGCCGGAGGTGCTGTTTGAGGCCGGCAATATGATGTCGGACGAAACTGGCTTCTGCGGTTGGCATCAGGCCGCGTCGCTGCTTGCGCCGGGCTCTGCTGTCGCAGTTGAGCCGCTGGTCCCGTTCTGGGCGACCAGCGCCGCGGCCGGTCTGGCTGGCAACTTCGTCGGTCAGCTCCAAGCGGCTCTGCCTGAGTTGTGGCCGGAGACCCATCGTGCACTGACAGTGGATTCAGCCGCTTGGCCGCAGCCCATCCGCAAGCAGCTGATTGGCCGGGGGGCGCATTGGAAGACGGGCTCGAAGGCTAAAAAGCAGCAGATCCTGCGTGAGATGGGCTACGGCGTTCCTGACGTCGGGAGAGCAATCCTGTCGGCGCGCAATGAGGCAACCATGGTGGCGCAGGCAGAGATCCAACCTTTTGCAGTCGGCGCCGACGGCCGGACAGGCGTCTATAACGAGATGCACTTTTACGACCTGCCTTGGCCGAAAGCCGCCTTGGAGCAGCTCGAGAACGAAATTGTGATGATGAAAGTGACGCTGTCCTATTTCATCGAGCCGAACCTGACAGGCAGGGCGGCGACACGCCCAGATACGTACCGCTCCTTTGGCCTTCGCTTCGCGATGAAAAAGCGCGGAGAAACAGCGGTGGCGTTTCGCGCCCGCGTTAATGCCGCGCAGGAGAGCGACGGGTCGGCAGCTGAAACCGAAACAGATTACTGGCTGCTGGGACCCAAGGCGGTGCAGGCTGGATCGCTCCACTGCGACCTATGGCGGGGCTACGCCATTGATCTGGCCGGGCACGACTCGCTCGCAATTTACCCTGTGGGCGGTTGGTGGAAGTCACACATCGGTCAACGACGTATGGAAGACAGGGGCCGTTATGCACTCGTGATTTCGATTTCGGCGGCGGGACAGGCGGTAGACCTGCACGCCGAGGTGGCGAACTTGGTGCAAGTGAAGGAGGTCGAGGCGCTGATCGGCTAACCACGGCAGATTGGCCTGGCCAGACCGAGGCTCCAGCTTCGTCTGGTCGTAGTGCACGCCACGCGAGCTGGATTGCGGCCTCTCGTAGGAGGTCGGCCGGCAATGCCGAAACCGACCGGTGCGATCAGGTCCTAATCTTATCTGACAGCTGCGTGCGCACGTCTCTCGCGGCCGCCGATTTCTCGACGACAATGAACAGGGCCCGACCCTGGCTTTGGCGTTCCCACAATTCCCCGATGAGGCGCTTCTCATTCGTGTCTGCCCCATCCGCCAGATGCGCGCCTTTGTACTCAACCACCAGCGTGCGCCCGTCATCCAATATGGCGACGAAGTCAGGGTAGAACTTGTCGCTGGCCGTCGGCAGCCAGAACGAGTTGGGATGGCGCGCGACATTTCTGATCCAGAATTTGACAGTCGGCAGACTGTCGATGGCCTGCGCGCATTGAAACTCCTCGCCATCCTCCGTACCGTCGAAGGCGGGTAGGTTGTCAGCGCCCAGGAAATGCTTCCGCGGCCGCCAGCGGCCCCGATAGCGGCGTTGGTCCCAATACATG